ACTTTTCATCTCCGAAAAATGCCACAACCTTATCTGGTGCCTTAGGGAATGGACTGGTCTGGACGCCGAAAAGGGTGCCAGCAAGGACCCCATTGACACCCTCAGGTATCTGGCCGTCATGGACCCCATGTATGGAGGGTCCGACACCTACAGGGCAATCGGAGGAGGCTCTTACTAAAATGCTCCCCAAAGAAACACCCCCGCTACTTAGGCTGGCCGACGCCGCCCGTATCTTCAACCTGTCGAAATCCACCCTCCTGAGGCTCAGGAACAAGGGTGCCATCAAGACTTTCAAGACTCTCGGGGGACAGCACATGTACTTCAGGGACGAAATCATCAATTTCATCAATCAGAATACCCATGAACTTCAAAAGCCCGACTCCCCACGCTGACAAACTAGCGTACCACGCAGAGAAGCCAGACATCGAACTGCTTCTCACCGAATACCAGCGGTCCGCCTTCCACGGCACCATGGTGTCGAAGATGAACTATGCCGACGACATCAGGCTTACCAGATGGACTGGCCAGACCGACGACGGCAAGAAGCACTCTTGGGCAAGACCCGACGGCGACCCTGCGTTTCCGTTCGAAGGTGCCTCTGACGTCCGAATCAGGCTTGTCGATAGGCTCATCAACGACCAGAAAGCCCTTCTCCTTACTGCGTTCAAGGGGTGCACCCTGAAAGTCGGCGGGACTGAAATCACCGACACCATGTCCGCCGCTTCAGCCACTACGCTTATGCGTTGGATGGTAGAAACCAAAATTAAGAACGAACTGCATAAGGAGGCCGAACTCGCCGCCGACTACGCCCTTACGTACGGATGGTCCGTCGTTCAGGTTACTTGGGAGCAACAGATGGGGACCAGAATCAACAGCATGAAACTGGATGAACTCCAGAACATGGCCATGATTGAAAAGCAGGAAGGCAACATCAACGGAGGAGAAGGCACGTTCGGCAAACTGTTCAACGCCGTGGTGGACCCAGCAAAGGAAGAGTACGCCATCGCACTTCTTAAGGACGTGATGCCCCAGATGAAGCAGAGAGACATGAAGAAATTCGTCAAGGGGATGAGGGAGAACGGAATCGGGGAAATACCCGAAATTTACGTGCAGAAGAACCTTCCGCATGTAGAAGCACTCAAGCCTTTCGACGAAGTCTGCTTCCCTCCCGAAACCGCAGACCTGCAAAAGGCCCGTGTAATTTTCCGTAGGCAGTACATGACCGAGGTCGAACTGCGTTCTACGGCCAAGATTGCTGGATGGAACGAAGAATGGGTCGATAAAGCGGTGAACAGCATGGGGAACCACTACTACTTCAATGACCCGAATTTGATTCCCACCACTACCATGCTCAACTCGAACATCGAGAGAGGCAACAACCTCATCGAGGTGGTATGGGCTTACTACAGGCAGTTGGATTCAAATGACGTACCTGCTATTTACTACACTGTGTTCAATCCGCACTGCGGAGCCGACCTGTATGCAAAGCAGGACATCCTGAATTACGCCCACGGAGAGTACCCGTTCGTCGAGTACAGACGTGAGAGAAACAGAAGAGCAGTCGCCGAGTCCAGAGGCATCCCTGAAATCAACAAGACCGAGCAAGATGAGGTAAAGGCCCAGCACGACGCCATCAGGGACAGAACCGCATTCGAGGTGCTTCCGCCCGTCAAGGTGGTCAAGCGTATCGGGGCACTTAATAGAATCGCACCCGCACAGGTGCTACCCGTCTCCAGCAAGGATGACTACACTTGGCTTGAATCGCCGAGAAGCGACGCTGGCATGGCCTTCCAAGTAATCCAACAGGTCGAGCAGAACTTGGGTAACTACTACGGATTCGCCGTGGGCGAACTTATCGACCCGCAGAAGGTTCAGATGCTCAAGCAACTTCAGGTGGACGGGTGGCTTATGTTCTGGAACAGGGTGTACACCCAGATGTTCTCGCTAAGCCTTCAGTTCATGTCCGAAGAGGAAATCATCCGCATCACTGGTAGCCCCCTGAAGCAGGGCATGCAGGACATCCATAGCCAGTTTGACTTCAACGTACGCTTTGACGTCCGTGATACCGACCCTGAGTTCGTCCAAAAGAAACTAGAGGCCATCATCAAGACTGTCGTTCCCCTCGACAGCGGCGGCATCATCGACAGAAACAAGTTGGTAAAACTGGTCATCGAGTCCATCAGCCCCGACGCCGCCAGAGAATTGGTCATCGACCAAGCAACGGCGTCCCAGAAACTGTACAAGGACGTCGTCAGCGACATTGGTATGATGATGCTCGGCAACGAAGCCCTGTACACCGAGATGGACCCTGCCGCCTCAAGTAAGTTGCAGTTTGCTCAGGACATCATCCAGAAGAATCCGAAGGCACAACAGGCCCTCAAGGGGGACAGAATCTTCCAAATCCTGTTCGACAACTACACCAAGCAGTTGCAGTTCTCGGTTGACCAAGAAAAGAACAAGCAAATCGGCAGAATCGGCGTATCACCCGCTTCTGAGGAGATTCAAAAGGAGTTTGGAGAGGCTCAGGCCGAGCAACAGGCCGCTCCGCCTCCCCAGCAGACCCAAAATACCACCATTAACGTCAATACCAGCCCCGTAGTATGATGACCGAGGAACGTAAGAAAATCGTCAAAGCCTTCCAGTTCAAGACATCCGAAGGCGAAGAACTGTACAAGGCCGTATTGGTCGTATGCGATTTGGCCCTTCAAATCGAAATGTCTAAGGTCATGTCTCCAGATAACGTAGGAGAGGGCAGAACTCACTCCGCAGGACGTCTTGACGCCATCAACGACATGCTTTTGGAGATTCAAAGGTTGAGGGAAGAGGCAAAGGCAGACCAATCTTAAGAGAAAAGCGACTCAAAGCGTAGTGAGAGCATCACGACGCTTGCTGGGCGAACGAAAAGGGGGTCAACTTTCAACGCTTCTGGGAGCACTAAACCCTGACTATGGAAGAAAACACCAATCAGCCTATCGCTGACCTCGAACTTGGGACCGAGGTTAATACCCCCATGCCTGATAACAACTCCGAGGTGACACCCGACTCCTCGGCTAACGACAAACTCGCTGATTTTTTCATGCGAGCCTTATCTGACGGGCAGATGAAGACGGAGAGCGGAAACTCCGAAAATAAAGAACCCGAAGCAGAGGCTCAGGAGCCCGAGGCCGAACAGGCCGAAGAAACCCAAGCCGAAGCGACCACCGAAGCGGAAACCGACGAGGTTCGTTACGATGAAGAAGGCACTCCTAAGGGAGTCCAGAAGCGTCTTAACAAACTGACGGCCCTTCGGCGTGAAGCAGAGGAACGTGCAAAGAAACTCGAAGAAGAACTCGAGTCGCTCAAGCGTCTACAGGCCGCTCCAGTCAAACCCGCTACAAACAACCCTTATGCGGAATTTGATTCGGAAGAAAAAGTTAAGGCCGAGTACGAGCGACAGAGGAAAATTCGTCTGTTCTGCGAGCGTTACCCAGATGGTTACTACGACAGTGAGGACGACAGAAAGAGCGTTTCGAAGGACGAGATTGCCAAGGCGAAAGTCACGGCGTTGAGAGCCATCGAAGAGTTTCTTCCCCAGCAAGCCCAATACATCCAGACAAGCAAGGAGTTTAAGAGTCTGGCTCGCAAGGAGTTCCCTTGGCTCGACGACCCCACGGACACCCGTGCGTCTACCGCCAAGAAGTTCGTCGAAGCGGTGCCCGAAATCAAGAAGTTCCCTGACTACGAACTGTATGCGGCTCAGTTGGCTATGGGCATGGTCTCGTACAATGCCCAGAAGAAGAACGCCCGTAACTTCGTCCCCAACCCTACTGTCCAAGTCCAGCCTACTCAAACTTCCTCTGCACCTCGACCCACCATGCGTGTGGACGAGGCGAAGGCGAAGGAGAGCATGGACCGCTTCCGCCGCTCAGGTTCTGTCGATGACTTAGCCGACGTGTTTAAGAGTAAGTTCATCTAATCCTACAAAACTATCATGGCCTCCCTATTCGAAAGACAATTCCAGAACACTCGCCCCCTTCAGGGTGCTAGAGTCGGTATCAGAGAAGAACTCTCTGACCTCATCGCCAACGTCGATGCCAAGGACACGCCCATCACCTCGATGGCCAAGCGTGGTTCCAAGCCTGGAAATACCACGTTCCGCTGGCAGGTTGACCGCCACCCCGACCCGTCGATTGAACTCGGCGTTCTCGATGGTGCCGACGTTGACCCGACCAATCCGAAGGATAACTCCGACTTCAAGCAGTACACCATCGGCTACAGAGAAGAAGTGGAAAACAACATCCACATGTTCCGCAGAGCCGTTCACGTGTCTAACCTGACGCAGGACATCCTCAACATCGCTGGCGTTAAGGACGAACTCAGCCGCCAGTTGGGCAAGGCCACCATCGACCTCAAGCGTTCGATGGAAATGACCTTCACCTCTGACGTCCTCCCCGCTATCGACGACAGCGTCACCCCCTACCGCACCCGCTGTCTTACGGCTTGGATTAAGAACGACCTTCTTGCCGCCAATAAGAACACCCAGCAGAAGTACGGCTCTCAGGACCAAGACATCAGACCCATCGGTGCGAACTTCCGCACCCCTGCCTCGTCCATCCTCGGCACGGGCCAGACTGTTGACCAGTTGGGCGAAAACGACGTTCAGGACCTCATGACCTCGGTCTATGAGCAGACTGGCCAGTTCAAGAACCACGAAGCCGTTGTCGGTACTGCCCTTAAGCGTCAGTTCACCAACCTCGTCTACACGAAGGCTTCCCCCGCTCAGGAGTCCAGAATCACGAACAACAGAGATGCTAACTCCGACAGCATCAAGGTTTCCGTGGACTACTTCGAAGGCGACTTCGGTAAGTTGGCCCTCATCCCGACCCAGTTCCTCCATGCGGGTGTCAACCCCTACCGCATCGTCGATTGCGGTTCTGGTGCCACTGGTGCCTCCTACTCCGCTACCGCCCGTTACGCAGTCGTCGATGGCGTGTTCTCCGCCGCCGATGTCGCCGCTAACAGCAACGGCTCTGGCCTGAACCTCGTTGGCAAGAACCTCGTCTGGCTCAAGGACGCTACCACGAACAAGTATGAGCGTGTCGCTTTCGGCACCGCCAACGCTGTTCCTGCTCGCTTCCAGACCGAAGCCGAAGCCAAGACCTACGTCAACCTCCACGCCAACAACGCTAAGTGCAAGGGCTTCATCATCCCTTGGGACATGCTCGAAATCCGCTACGGCGGCAACATCGCTCAGGTCCGTGAACTTACCGAAAACGGCGGTGGTCCTCGCAGAATGATGGAAGCGATGGCGGCTCTCGTCGTCCAGTCGCCTCTGACGTTCGGCATGCTCGACTACAGAGCGGCCAGCACCAACGGCGGTCTGCTCTCCTAAGCAGAACGGGGCATGGCTGGAATCCAACCCATCCATGAAGCCATCCCGTCCGACCTTCTTAAGCCTATGCTTGAGGAGTTTCGGACGGGGTGGGAACTCCGTAAGGTCCAAGCACACGCCCAGAAGAAACTGATTGGTCAACTCAATCAGCAACTTCACAAGCACGTAGACGGCCTAGGCCAGTTATCCATGCGAATCCCAGTGGACTCCTACCACTACTGGGGCCAGCGTCTCGGATACGCCTGTTGGAAAGACAAGGGATTCGTCAAAGGATTCCTTAGAGACAACCCCGAGTGCAAGGTAAACTCCAAAGCGGAGAACACCACTCTGCTGGTCAACGGGACTAAAGGCCTGTTCGACCAGTTCGGTAGGGCAATTTAATGCGTACCATCAACTTCAGCGAAATCCTGCACACGGCACTGCAACTCTGCGGTCTCGACAGGAACCTGACGACTCCTGATAGGTTCGCAACAGTCAGGGACTTCGCCTCCAGACGCATGCAGACTGTCTGGGAACAGCACGAATGGCCTGAACTCAAGAAGTTCCAGCAGTGCCCGACGGGCATCGTCAGCGAACGCAACAAGGTAATCCTGCCCGATGACGTCGGTCAGGTGCTTGCCGTGTGGACAAAGGACCCTCTTGCCCACAATTCCATCGAAAAGGACTTCGTCCTGAACGGAAGCGACTGTTTCCTGATGAACAACGCAGACCAGAACGTCTGGGTGGAGTACAGGACCGACGCTCCTAAGTTGTTCGGCGACCCTTGGGACACTGCGGTGTCCTACAAAAAGGGCTCGCAGGTCTATTTTGATGCTGGAAGTGGCACTAGTTCGCTAGTACCTGTCAGCGGTAGCCCCGTCGTGGGCAATTTTTATGAATACACTGGCGAATCGCCTTCAGGCACTGGCTCAATCCCTACTCTCGGTTCTTGGCAAATTGTTCAAGTCCCCAGATTGTTTGGCTCCT